TCGCAGCAATCAAATCAATCGATACATGACCTCAAACTTCACTCACCCAGCATTCAAACTTGTCCGCGAGGACATCAGCAACCTTGACGCTATTGAGCGGGTCGCAACTCAGCTTTGCCGCCCTCAAACGCTCGCAGAAGACCCCGTATTCCTTGCGTATTGCGAGTTGCCAAATCTTGGCCCAGCCAACGATTACGATGGCGTTCGCTCCGCCGCGATTGCCCTCAAGTGTGAGTGGGAAGCGGCAGTTCTTTTCCCAGCCCAGATCGTCAGATCAATGGGCTTGTTCTAGTCAACCTCGCAGGGGTTCCATCCCCCTGCCCAACCCATCCATCGATATGTACACCTATGTTAAGCCGCACCAATGGGACGAAACTGCGTTCTTCGTTGAGTCTTGGTACGACCGCTCCGTCCGCCTTTGGACGACTCAGCTTAAAAACGCAAACCTAGAACAGCTTGGCGAATCCGTTCACTCAGATTGCAAAAGCGGTGCTCGCCGCGTTCACAACGAATTCATCAACGGGCTTTCGGACGGGATGCCTTACATCATTGAATGGTTCAAGAAATGAAACGCTTTTCCCTTCTCACCTACCGCGTCGAATGCGACTTCAAAGTTGGTCGCGTTCTGACCATCAAGGCAGAAAGCGTCAATGACGCCCTGCTTGAGGGTTCCAAACAGTTTGGAGTCCACTGGTCGAAACTTTCAGCAACCCTAGCAGAATACATACATGAGACTACGCCCTGACCAAACCCACAAAGGGGAGAACAAAATTTGTCTCCCATCCTCTCCCGCGGATCGCGCCCCAGCACGTCCGCTGCCATTCGCCATGGGCCTTTTGCTGCTTGGCGCGGCAGATGTGTACTGGCTTTACCGTTTGGCGCAGACCCCTTGGGAGTTCCTCGGCATCCTTGCCCTCCTTGGGATCACATTCATCACTCTCGTAGAAACACTCAGCCGAATCGAATAATGAACAACGCAATCAACGCCGCCTTAGAGCACGTTCCTGCAACTGATGTTGCACTTGCAAAAGCCCGCGCCCTGTTTTTGGGCTGGGTCGAATCCTTCCAGCCAACGCTGGACAGATACGATGTGCTGGAAGTCGAATCCGAATTCCAATTCCCACTTCTCAATCCTGAGACCGAAGCCCCATCGCGGACTTTTGTTGAGGCAGGAAAGATCGACGGGATTCTCCGCGACAAGCACACTGGAGTCATCAAAGTCTTGGAGCACAAGACGACGAGCGACAGCATCGACAGCGACAGTAATTACTGGGATCGACTCGTCATGGACACCCAGGTGTCGAAGTACATTCTCGCCTGCCGCCAACGCGGGTTTGATGTGAACACTGTCGTGTACGATGTGGTCAAAAAACCCGCGTACAGACTTGGAAACATTCCAGTTCTCGACGAGGACGGGATCAAGATTGTGATCGGTGAAGATGGCGAGCGTGTACGCACCAAAGATGGAAAGAAGTGGAGGCAGACTGGTGACGCGGATGCTGGATACACATTGATGACGCGCCCAGAGACGCTTCCAGAGCTTTCCCACCGGGTGCTTGCGGAAATCAATGCAAACCAATTGGCGTACTTTGCAGTGAAGGAGATTGCACGCAGTGATTCAGAACTCATCGAGTACATGGGTGACGCCTGGGCAATGAGCCAGCAGTTGCTGCATTTCCGGGCGCGTAAACTCTGGCCGCGCAACCCGTCTGCCTGCACTCAGTACGGCACTTGTGAGTTCTTCGATTTGTGCGCTGGAAGAGCGACAGTGGACAATGTCCGCTACGGAAACGGCACGCAGCATCCAGAACTCAAACTGGTAGAAAGCGACAAGGCATTGCTCACCAATTCACGCCTAAGCGCACTCCGTAAGTGCAGTAGGTATCACTTTCTTCGGTACGAAGAGCCAACCCGGAAACTCGGCGCAGTTGAGGAATCGCTCGCCATTGGAACTGGGTTTCACAACGCAGCGGAGGAATACCTCAAACACTTCATTGTCAGCAAGTAACCAAACATCAATACATCCATGAGCATACTAGCCAAAATCAAACGCGGGGGCGAAAGCCTCCCTCCACGCATCCTCCTTTCCGGCCCAGAGGGGATCGGCAAGAGCACATTCGCAGCATCCGCTCCATCTCCGCTTTTCATCTCGCAGGAGCAGGGGCTGACTGGGCTTGATCACATTGCACGCATTACCCCGGAGACCTACGCTGATGTGACAGCGATGGTTGACGAACTTACCAGAGATGCTGGCGAGTTTAAGACTCTTGTCATCGACACCACAGACTGGCTGGAACGCTCGATTCATGCATTTGTCTGCAAGAGGGATGGGCAGCAGAATATTGAGGGTTATGGCTTTGGGAAGGGGTACAAGGTCGCAGAGCTTGAATTGAGCACCTTGCTCGCAAAACTCGACACACTCCGCGAGCGTCAGCGGATGGGCATCATCTTGCTCAGTCATGTGCAGATCAAAACCTTTACGCAACCAGGCGGCGAGACTTGGGATCGGTACGAGATGAAGGGCCACAAGGGCGTTACTGGGATTTTGCGCGAGTGGCCTGACGCCTGCCTGTTCGCGGTCTATGAAGTTTTCAAGAGCAAGTCCGCTGGAAACAGGGCAGACAAAACTGTGGGTGGAGGGCGCATCATCCACACTACTTGGTCGCCCGGGTGGGACGCGAAAAACAGGTTGTCTTTGCCGGAGACGCTCGACCTCTCTTGGGAAGCGTTTGACGAGGCGGTTCAAGCGAACCGCCCAGACAAACTGCGTGAAACTTTCAACACATTGTTGAAGACAGCGAAGCTCTCTCCAGAGCAACGCAAAGTATGGGAGAAAACCCCTGTAAACACCCTGCCTGCTGACAGGATCAAACTCGGCATCGCAAAGTTAGAAGCAATTCAATAATATGAACAACATCACTCCTGGTTATTACGAAGCCGAAATCCTTGAGCCTCTCAACGGATGGTTTGGCGAGTCCGAAAAAGGCAGCGTTTTTGTGCGTCTCGCCCTCCGAATCATCAGCCCCACTGTCCAAGGGACGGTAATCTGGAAAGGTTATCTCTCTTCCGAAAAGGCGGAGGCCCGCACGATCCGGCAGTTGCGCGAGGCGTTGAGTGTGCCAAACAACTGGTTTGAACTGCTGATGCAGGGAGACCAGTTCCTTATTGGACAGCGGGTCTCGGCAACGATTGAGAACGAGACTGGGGACAACGGCAAGACCTACAACACCGTGCCCTGGATCAACAACATCGACCGCGCAGGGGCGGCAGGTGGTGGACAGGCTGCGGACAAGAACAAGTTGGCTGCGCTTACCCGGCGCATGGCTGCGATGACAAAGTCCATCGCGGCAGAAGGGCAGGCTGGGAGCACCCAGGCGTCTGCGCCTGCGCCTCGCCATGCGGAACCTGCGCCTCGCAAGGCAGTCAGGTCGTCTGATCCGATTGAAGTCGAGGACGACGACATTCCGTTCTAGTCAGCAAAACGCTGACTTCGGTCAGCAAAACGCTGGCTTCGGTCAGCAAAACGCTGGCTTCGGTCAGCAAAACGCTAGTTAACGTCAGGGGGGGGGAGCGCATCCATCACGCTCAATTTTTATGATCACATTCACGCTTCCAATTGAGGCGCAGCCAGTGCAGGGAGGAGGAAAACGCCTCTTTGTCTCGAAAAGTGGGAAGCCTGTCTTCTTCAAGAACAAGAGAACTACGACCTACCTCGATTCCATCCGCATTCTGGCGAGAATTCACAAGCCAAAGGTTCCGCTCGCTGGGCCTTTGGGGGTTGAGTTCCGATTCGTAATGAAACGTCCAGGGCGTCTGTGCCGGAAGGCAGACCCAGAAGGCAGAATCTGGGCAGACACTCGGCCAGACTGGGACAACCTCGTCAAAGGCACGCAGGACGCACTGGCAGACTTTTGGGGGGATGACTCCCAGATTTGCTACGCCAGAGTTCTAAAGCAGTACGCCTCCAAGGGGGAAGCCCCGCATATTACCGTCACGATTTCACCTTTAGGTGAAACCCTTATATGAAAAAGCCTTCTTCAAAACAGAAATCCGCAAGCGGTAGCCGAAAGAACCAGAATGCTGTTGAGCTTGGCAGGCTGGGAGGGGCAGCAGGCAAGGGAAGTTCCAAAGCCAGGCCCAGAGAACACTACATCCGCGCCAACGAGATTCGTTGGGCGAAAACCCGGGGAGAGGAAAAGTGAACTACTACTCGTTTCACATTGGCGACTACCGGGGCGCAACCGCGCACCTCTCAAACGAGGAAGACCTGTGCTATCGCAGACTCTTGGATATGTGCTACGACACCGAAAAACCGATTCCGCGGGACATTCCGTGGGTCTCTCGCCGGATTCGGGTATCAGATGATACCGTCCGAGTCATCCTAAACGACTTTTTTGAGCTTAAAGAAGATGGATGGCACAACCCCAAAGCGGATGTTGTTATCAGCGAGTATAATGCGTGGGTTGAGGTCAGGAAGGCGAATGGCAGAAAGGGCGGGAGACCAGTTAGCGTCAAAATAAAAAATAACCAAGGTGGTTCCAGCTTGGTTCCTGTAGCTAACCATCCTGCAACCAGTCAGGAACCAGATAGCAACCAGACTGAAACCATCTTGAAAGCTAACCAGAAACCAGAAACCAATACCCATAAACCAAGAACCAAAAGAAGAAGTCGCCCCCTTAGTCCCCCTCCGGGGGAAATTGTTTATCCTCCAGAGTTGGACACTGACGAATTCAAGGCGGTGTTTACTGAGTTTCATCAGCACCGAATTGAGATCGGAACACCACTCACGCCCACTAGCCTCCGAAACTCCTTGCTTCGGGCGTCTGATTTAGGGGTTGAGAAAGCCATTCCAGCAATTCGTGCCGCGATGGCGGCAGGATACAGACAGTTTTACGAACAGCAGCAGCAGAGATTGAAAGTTACAACCCATGATCACCGAAGCGAAAAGCGTAGCAGAGAATTTATTGAAGCAATCGAGGTTCCTGACATTGACTTCCGAAGAAATCCACAAACTTGAGCAGGAGCAGTTGGCGCGTTCTCTCAGGGAAAAAGGAGCAGAGTACCTCAACAAAGCAAACCTTCCGGCAAGGCACCGGGGGACATCTTCATCCGAACTCAGGGGTGATGCCTGGATCGAAACCAAGGAAGGCCTTGTTTGCCAGATTGGCAGCGGTTTTCTTTTTGGCCTAATTGGCCGGAGGGGCACTGGCAAGACTCAGTTGGCCGTGTAGATAGCCAAGGCAACCGCGAACATTGGCAAGCGACCATTCTACGCCACTGCGATGGGGTTTTTCTTAGACCTTAAAGCTGGATACCGGGATAAGGGCGCAGCAGAGAAGCAGGTCATTGAACAGTATTGCACACCATCCTTGCTTATCCTTGACGAAGTGCAGGAGAGGGGGGAAACGCCTTGGGAGGATCGCATCCTCGGACACCTTATCGACCGAAGGTACGGGGCGCAAAAAGACACCTTGCTCATTAGCAACCAGACAAAAGAGAATTTCCTCTCCTCAATTGGTGAAAGTGCCGCCAGTCGAATCCGTGAAACTGGAGGCATGATCATCTGCGACTGGGAATCTTACCGATCATCAAAATGACTCAACTATCACCAAACCAAGCAGTAGCAACAGAAATGATTCTTATGGAAGCAGAGCTTCAAATCGACACACTTAAACTCCAACTCCAAGCGTACAAAGACAAGTGCGGCAGGCTTTTGGCTGAACTTGAATCCATTGACGCCCAGGCTGACAAGGAAGAGCAATACGAGCCATTTGTGCTAATCGACAGCCTTGTTGGCGAGGTTGTGGGGAAGCCTGCATATGACAAAATGCGGCTTACATATGCCAAGTCGCGTGCGGCATTACAGGCTCAACTTGAACACTTTAAAAAACAATCCAATGGTTAGCACAGGATTTCCAGGCGACAGTGATCCGCGGGACGAAGAGCCGGAGTGGCAA